CGACCGCTTCATGTCGTGCATGTCACACGGTGTGTGCGGTGTGCTGGTGGACTTCAACGACCAGCGTTTGAAGGGCCAGCGCCGCAAGGTCCGCACCGTCGCCGACGAGAAGGCCGCCAACGCTCGCCCCTACTTCGCGCACTACCCCTGCGAGGCGATCCTCGGCTGGAAGGTCCGCGATCACGAACTCGTGCAGATCCGGCTCATGGAGTCGGTCAACGAGGATGACGGCGAGTTTGCCGAGAAGACCGTCCAGCAGGTTCGCGTCCTCGACCCCGGAAAGTGGCGCACCTTCCGCCAGAACGAGAAGAAGGAATGGGTGCTCTATGAAGAGGGCACGACCACGCTCTCCGTGGTCCCGTTCGTCTTCTTCTACGGCAACAAGCTCGGCTTCGGCATCGGCGAGTCTCCGCTTGAGGATCTGGCTCACCAGAACGTCGAGCACTGGCAGTCGACCAGCGACCAGCAGAACATCCTGCACGTCGCCCGCGTGCCGATCCTGTTCGCCAGCGGTTTCGACGGCGAGCTGAAGATCGGCGCCGGCTCTGTCGCGACGTCGGAGAGCGCCGAGTCTGACCTCAAGTACGTCGAGCACTCTGGCAAAGCCATCGAGGCCGGCAAGCTCGCCATTCAGGCGCTTGAGGACCGGATGCGCCACGCTGGCGCGGAGCTTCTCGTCAAGCGCTCGGCCACGGTCACAGCGACCGAAGTCCGCAGCGACAACGAGGCGAACAAGTCCATCCTGCAGACCATGGTCGAGCAGTTCGAGGAGGGCATGGAGTCCTGCCTCAAGCTCGCCGCGATGTGGCTGGGCGACAAGGGCTATGCGCCCGAGGTGTCGCTCTTCAAGGACTTCGACATCGACGGCACGCTGGGCGACCTGGCGACCGTCCTCCGAGCCCGCGAACTCGGCGTGATCGGTAACGCCACCGTCGTGGAAGAAATGAAGCGTCGCGGTGTCCTCACCGATGACGCAGTGGCGCTCCCGGACCCACCGGTCGAGCCCACGCCAACGATTCGAGTACCTCAGGACTGAGGCCTACGTTTCGTCGCCGCCCACCTCGGGCGGCTTTTCTATGCCCAAACGGCGGATGCCCGGGGCGCACAGGCTGGAAAGCCACAAGCACAAGGTTGGATGACCTATGAAACTCAAGCTCGACGCTGATGGTCACGTCGTAGTCCAGGACGGCAAGCCCGTCTATGTCTATGACGACGGCAAGGAAGTCGCATTCGACGCCCCTGCCACCGCAGCCAAGATCACTCAGCTCAACTCCGAGGCCAAGGGCCATCGCGAGCGCGCCGAAGCTGCCGAGAAGGGCCTCAAGGCCTTCGAAGGCATTGAAGACGCAGCCGCCGCCCGCAAGGCACTCGAGACGATCAAGAACCTCGATCAGAAGAAGCTGGTGGATGCCGGCGAGATCGAGAAGGTCAAGAGCGAAGCGATCAAGGCCGTGGAGGACAAGTACGCCCCGCTGCTGGCCGAGCGCGACAAACTCCAGTCGGAGCTGTACGGCGAGAAGGTTGGCGGCAGCTTTGCCCGCTCCAAGCTCATCGCCGACAAGCTCGCCATTCCTTCGGATCTGGTGCAAGCCAAGTTCGGCGGCGCGTTCAAGGTGGAAGACGGCAAGGTCGTGGCCTACGGGCAGGACGGCAACAAGATCTTCAGCCGCGAGCGCCCTGGCGAGGTTGCCAACTTCGACGAGGCCCTTGAGTTTCTGATCGACCAATACCCGCATCGCGACTCGATCCTGAAGGGCTCGGGTGCCACTGGCACCGGCTCTAAGGGTGCGGGCGCTGGCGGTGCTGGTGGCAGCAAGACCCTCAACCGCGCAGCCTTTGAAGCGCTGTCGCCCGCAGACCAGCAGGCGCACTTCAAGGGCGGCGGAAAACTCACCGACTGATCCGCCCAAGTCAGCAAACAGAACCCGCTTCGGCGGGTTTTTTCGTTTCTGCGCGGGCTTCCAACTCATAGGAGCCTCAAATGGCTAACACCCTGACCTCCCTGGTCCCCGACATCTACGAAGCGCTGGATGTCGTCTCGCGCGAACTGGTGGGCTTCATCCCCGCCGTCACCCTGGATGCCCAAGCCGAGCGCGCCGCGCTCAACCAGACCATCCGCATTCCGCTGACTCCCGCTGCTGCGGCCGAGGACGTGACCCCTGGTCAACTGCCGCCCGATGACGGCGACCAGACCATCGGCAACACCACGCTGACCATCAGCAAGAGCCGCATGGTCCCGTTCCGCTGGACCGGTGAAGAGCAGAAGGGCGTCAACTCCGGCGTCGGCTACCGCAACATCCGCGTCGACCAGATCTCGCAAGCGATCCGCACGCTGGTGAACGAGCTGGAGCGCGACATCGCCGGCACCTTCACGGGCGCCTCGCGCGCCTATGGCACGGCTGGCAGCACGCCCTTCGCCTCGAACCTCGGCGACCCGGCTCAGGTCCGCAAGATCCTGGCCGACAACGGCGCCCCGATGTCCGACCTGCAGATGGTGATCGACACCACCGCTGGCGCGAACATCCGCACTCTGGCTCAGTTGACGAAGGCGAACGAAGCCGGCACGACCGAGCTGCGCGCTCAGGGCAAGCTGCTGGACATCCACGGCTTCACCCTGCGCGAGTCGGCCGGCGTGCAGCCTGTGTCGGCTGTCGGCACCGGCTCGGGTTACGTGCTCAACGGTGCGCACGCCAAGGGCGCGACCACGATCAACGTCCAGACCGGCACCGGCACGATCCTGGTCGGTGACGTCGTGACTATCGGCTCCAACAAGTACGTGGTGCAGGGCGCTCTGGCGGCTGGCTCGTTCACCATCGGCGCTCCTGGCCTTATGGCTGCGGCCAGTTCCGGCGCGAGCGTGACCCTCTCGACCATCTTCACCCCGAACTACGCCTTCAGCCGCTCGGCTCTGGTGGTTGCCACCCGCGCGCCGGCGCTGCCGGAAGAGGGCGACATGGCCGCTGACCGCATGGTCATCCAAGACCCCGTGTCTGGCCTGGCCTTCGAGTTCGCGATGTACCTCCAGTACCGCCGCGTTCGCTACGAGGTCTCGCTGGCCTGGGCGAAGTCCAACATCAAGAGCCAGCACACCGCGCTGCTGCTCGGCTGATGAACCTGCCGGCCTGGGAGACCGGGCCGGCATTCCTCTGAAGGAATCGACATGGCAAAGCTGAGCAAGGCTGATGCACTCATCCGCGACAAGGCTGTGAGCCTGTCTGGTCTTTCTCAAGGCCAATTCCGCATTCTCCCGGCCGCGCAGAAGGCTCAATGGCTTGAGCAGGCGCAGCGCGAAGCCGCCTCTGAGCTGGAAGGCTTGGGCGATCAGGCCGGGGCCGAGTCCGAAGAGGACGACGGTATCCCTGAGGCCGTTCCTGGCGTCCGCATGGTCCGCGATCCGGGTCGCTACCCGGAAGGTCCGCACGAGGCCGACGTGCATCCCGAAGAAGTGAACAACTACGCCTTGGGCGGGTGGGTCCGTGCTGACTGATGCTGAAAAGATCGACGTGCGTCGGTTCGCCGGCTATGCCCTCGTGGGCGACACGTCGGTCGATGACTCTCGGGACATGGCCTATTCGTGGGTCTCCCCCGGCGTCATGCAGACCCTGTTTCACCGGCTCAACTCCATGAGCCTGCGTGAGCAGGACGTGCTCCGCACCAAGTACCTCCCCATCCTCAACAGCCTCGAAGACGCAGTTGTCTCGGCCGGCGCCAACCTCGACACCGACATCGCCGCCGTATGGACCCGCAACAAGAGCGAGGTTCAGGACCGCACCCGCCTCTTCAACCAGAAGCGCCGCGACATGTGCGCCTTCATCGGCATCAAGCCCGGCCCGTACTTGGGCGCCTCGGGCGTGACCGTCGTCAGAGCCTGACACCACATCCCCCAGAAAGCCGCCCGCGCAGTGATGCCGGGCGGCTTTTCTTCGTCCCGACACCTTCACGGAGCCCGACATGGCAGCCGGCAACATCATCATCCCCAACAAGGCCAAGCTGAACCTCGTCAATGCGACGGGTCTCCTGGCTGCGAACGCCGCCAACTTCCGGCTCGCGCTCTGCACCTCCGCCCTGACTCCGAACGACGGCGACGCCGGCAATGAGGTCTGGGCCGACGTTTCCGCGAACGAGATCGCGAACGGCAACGGCTACACCACGGGCGGCCTGGCGCTGACCAGCGTGGCTCTGAGCATGACGGCCGGCGTCGTGAAGTTCACCAGCGCTGCCGCTGTTTGGACCGCCTCTGGCGGCTCAATCCCGGCCTGGCGCTACGCCTACATCTATTGGCTCGGCACGCTCAACGGCAAGGTGAACCCGATCCTGGGTCACTTCCTTGGCGACGCCACCCCGGCCGACGTTCCGGCCGTTGCGGCTCCCAACACCATCACCGTCACGCCCGCTGCTGGCGGCTTGGTCTCGGCGACCTGATCGGCATGTCTCGCGCTTTCGCTTTCCCGAGTCGTCAGCAGGCGCACCGTGGTTCGCCTGTATCGGGCGGCGGCGGTGGTGGCGGTCTGGCGCTCGGCAATGTCCGCATCGCGATCTGGGGCCAGTCCAACGCCTTGGGTCGCGCCGATGGGACCGACATCAGCGCGTCGCCGCTGTCGTCCGACCCGGGCCTCGCCACCTTCTGGGCCGGCACTTTCAGC